TATCATAAATAGCATTAGTAACTTTTGTTCCTATTGATATAGCTAGATTAATACTCATAAGAGCTATATTAGCTATTTGAGTGCTTGTTAATGAACCTATATTACCAAAACTACCTATCATACTAAATACAGCTCCAATATAACTTAAAATTTGTGAAGCCATTGATAACTTTTTAGATATATTAGCAGGTAAAAATAAAGCTACTAATTGAATTACCATAGCTATAATAGTCAATGTTGCTCCTACAATAGAAATAACTAAGAAAGCTATACCTGCTCCTCCTGAAGGGGGAAAGAATATACTAACACAAAGAGATACAATAGCTATAATAATTGCTGTAACAATTTGCATAGACTGGTATGTTAATAAAGCTTCAGCTTCTTTTGTATTTACACTAGGTAATACAGAAACATTATATATTTCCATATTAAAGAATAATGTAGAACACAAATTCTTTGAATAAACAGGTAATCTTTTAAATACATCAACAGGCATAGGTAACCATACTGAATTAAACTCTATAATGCCTTCTTTAGTATCTAATTTACTAATTAGATTAGAATTAATGCTTTGTATTTGTTCTAATAAGATAGTTAATTCATATCTATCTGTATCATTAGTTACTAAGAAATTTTCAAATCCTAATTGATATATTTCATGGCCTGTAAATATACTAGCTAATTTATTATCAGTTGAATAATTTATGAAATACTCTTTAAATTCTTTAGCTGTTATCCATTTAAATAAAGGTAATTCATTATCTAATAGATAATATATAATTTCTTTAATAGCTACTTGAGCTGATTTTATTGTATCAGTATCTATAATAGTTTCTACTAATTGATTTTCATTGTATTCTTTATTTAAAGCATAAGATTGAGTTAAAGCTAATCCACTCTTACTAATATTAGGTATTTGTTGATAAGGTATAGCACTAAAATCTAATACTTTAGAATATTGTTCTTCATTAGATATTTGAAATAACTCTTCATTAGGTGCTTCTAATACTAAATTATCAAATATTCCATTATAGTTAAAGATATTAGGAGATGAATAAGGTAAGACTTCTACTTCTTTACCAAAGATATTTAGATATATGTCTTTTAATTCAACAGCTGATTTAACTTTTAACTTATCAAATAGATAATCATAAACATTTCTTTGTTTAAAATTATTTAATGTATCTTCTATTTCTTCATTTGTCCATTTATACTTATCTAAATCATTAGTATGAGGAGTATAAAAACAAGTATAATCTAATGTTGTTCTAATCCAAGTATTTTGCTTAATTTTATTTATAATAGAAGGTGTATTATAATATAAGCTTCTAAAATATACATTAGTTTGTCTATATCTAGTATTTAGAGTTTGTATATCATTCTTTGTAATTGTATATAAACCTAATCTATCTTCAGCAGGTAATGTTTTAATTTGATTACCATAATTGTATGTATTTATTCCATTAAAATATAAACTTCTCCATTTAGGACAATAGGTATTTATATCAAATACAAATTTCTCTTTTTTAAGTCTATTATAGAATGTAAATGTTCCTGCTACACTATTTAGAACACAATATTGACTAGCTTCATTACCTTCAATAGAAGTATCATATTGTTGTTTCATAAATCTAATAGTTATTCGTTTCTCAATAAATTGAACTCTATCAGGAGGGTATAAGATTTGTTCTATCCATTGTCCATATTGCCCATTAAGTTGCTTATAGAAGTAATCTAAATATTTGTATCCTATTATACTAATTAATCTAGTTTTTCTAAAGTGTTTATTAAAGAATATAGCAAAATTAAATCTAATAGCTGTGTGATAACCAAATGAAGTTCCTCTACTTCTATAAGAATCATCACTATCTATTTCATAAGGACGACTAAACATAGATTCAGAATAAACTATTGAATCAGAATTAGTATATCTTTTAGATAGCTTCTTTTTCATTTTTACATTATATTCTTTATCTTCCCAATAACCATTTAATGTTTGTTCCCATTCTTTTAAGTTAAAGTTCATTAAGTCTTTATAGTATTTATTTATTTTCTTATTATAGAATTGATAGAAACCTTTTAGATTAGAAGCTCTATGAGATAACCATATAGGTTTAGAATAATCTAAATCTTTAGCAGAGGTTAAAGGTTTTAGTGTATCTCTACATTTTTTCATTACTTCTATATATTCTTTTATATCTTTAACATCAGGTTCATTTACAATTAAAGTAGGATAACTATCTTGTGTATATGATTCTTGTATAAGTTTATTAGCCTCTTTTTCATTTTTTAGAGTATGAGTAGATATATTATATCCAAAGGACTGATAACCTAAAAAATTATTCATTCTATTTACATTATTAAATAATGAAGTAGGAAACCAACTAAGAGGATTCATTAAATCAAATATTTTAATCTGTATTGCATCTAATGTTACCATTTGAGTCCATAAAGGAACTAATGGTAAACATTTAACTATCTTATATTCTAAATCACAAGTGTTTTGTTGCCATTCAATAGCACTAATATTATGTAATCTAATTTTAGTTTTATTGTCTGTTTTATCTAAGTATTTAACTAAATATCCTGTTATTTGATTAGATTTAAGTTGAGATATATAGTTAGATACTTTAGAATAGATTTTAAGTTGTCTTCTAGGTAAAGAAAATTTAATATATTCTTCTATATTTTGTTCTGATACATTTGCTCTAGGTAATGAACTTTTTGACATTAATATAGTTTCAACTTTAGGATTACCTTCATCATCTATACTATTTTGACTAATCTCAATAGGAGGATTATAAACTTCACCAATAATATCTATTTGATAAGCATTACCTTCATTGTCTATTAGATATTGATTTTCATTTAAAGAATCTTTTTCTTCATCAGTTAATATTTTCTTTTGATAAGTTAATTCAGAAGTATTTAATTTAGTTGTATCTTTAGATAATACACCTGAAATAACAAATATAGGTTGAATATCAACTATATCCCATACTTCACCTTCTGTATAATTTAATTCGTGTAAGTAAGTCTTTATAGTATTATAATCAGCATTAGATTTATCTATATTTTGAATGTTTGTATATATACCAAACAATTCAAATAAAACTTCATACATAGAGTATTTTCTTTTAAGCTCTTTGTTAGAACTTTGTTGTAAAGAAATTGTATTATCAGTATATTCATAAATAGTTTCATTTACATACTTAGTTCTGTTTATAGAAATAGTAAGAGTTTGTGTATCTCCTTTTTGAAAATATCCTGTCCCTACTCCACCTTCAGAACCTGTATTATTATATTCATAAACATTATATGAAATTTCTTTTGTTAAATTCACTTCATTACCATTTAAGGTTTCATATACTTTCACAATAGAAGCTTCATAACCTGTAAATGGAGTAGATTTAGAAGTTCCTTGTTGAGAACTATTTGGTATTTTATTATATTCATTTTCTATTTCATTAAAAGATTTAGAATAAGACATTTTTTTCCATTGTAAGCTAAATTGTGAATCTGATTCATCTTTCATCCACCATTCATAATAAGATACATTTATCTTACCAAAACACATTAAATATAAATTATTAGATTTATCTAATTCTGTATAGAAATAATCATTCCATTTCTGTATAGTTAATGAAGTATTATGAATAGAAGGTAATGTAGTATTGTTCTGTAAAGCTTCTATTGTTTTAACTTTAATAGAGCTATCAGATTCAGTTAAAGTTTCTTTTAGAATACTTTTATATTCTTTAAAAGAAATAATTGATTCTAGGTTATTATTTGAGCTATATTTAGCTATATATGGTAAGACATTACCTTCACTATCTAAAAATTGTTCCTTATGAATATCCAATCTGTAAGTATTATTATCAATACTGAACTCAAGATTATCATTAAAGTCATAGTATTCTCCTAATGTTTCTTGTAAAACTAATCTAGTTAAATCATCTTTATTAGCTTTCTCATAGTTTAATTCTTCAACAGAAATTAATTCTTCATTTTCATTAACTAATGAATTTAAATATTCTTGTTTCTTTGTTTCATTAGGTATAAATTTAGGTAACATAAGATTAGAACCATAATATTTAAAGTCATTCCATTCTCTTAATATTTGTTGTTTAGTTTTAGTTATATCATAACTATTAAAAGGACGAAAAATATGTTCATCAGGAACATAACCTGTATATTTTTGATGAGTATCTTTATCATAGAAATTAAAATCTAATGGATTAAGATATAATTTATCTTGTCTTGTTAAATATCTAGCTAGAATTGTAGAAGTAGATTTAATGATATGTTGTTTATAAGTTTGAGAGAATAAGCTATTAGACTTATTAGCTCTTTGTTTATAAGCTAATAAAGTTGATAGATATGCAGTAGTATCAAAATCTATTAAAGCTGGATATTTAGCTCCTATTGGACGCTTAATACCTGATATTGAACTAGAATACCCAATAGACTGATAAATAGGTAAAAATAAACATTTATCATAATCTTGAAAAGCATCACCTACATTTGGACCTGCTGAAGCATATAACATAAACCAAGCATTCATACCCTGATTCTTAGAATATGTTATATTCCTCCAAACTTTATTAGCTCTTGTATCCCATATAAAATCTTTATCAACATCATTAGCAACATCTCTTGTAATGTTCTGATGTATTCTACCTAATGATACACCATAAAGATTATACTTATTAAAATACCAAGAATCTTTACCTTTAGGTGTATCAAAAGGTATTTTAAATTCTAATTTGCTTTTTAGCATATATAGCCTTATACTTTAGGCATAGCATTCATCACTTGTGTATATAGACTTGCTTGGTCAGGATTATTATAAACAACAGGAGCTGTTTCTAACATACCTGCACTATAAGCTGTTGAAGCACCATCTAATTGAGCTGAGAATAGCTTATAGATATTATTAGCTTTAAAACCTTCTGTTTGAATAGCATACAATTTAATTTGGGAAGCTACAAGAGATTTATTTAAGAATTGAACTTGAACTTCAGCTAATGATTTTAGAATATTTAACTTAGCTGTGATTACACCTAAATAGTATTCTAATTGTGATTTAATTTCAAATTGTGATGATTGTTCATAAGCTTGTATTCTAGTTTGTTCTATTACTGTTGCTGATTGCATAGCTTGAGCAAATAATGTAGCAAATAGATTACCATAGATATCACCATTTATTCTTTTATTCTTAATTAGAATATCTAAAGTAGATTGAATTGTATAAATAAGCCTATCTAAAGGATATTTACCTTCCCAATAATAGATTGTATCTGTTCCACCTGTTGCATTAGATTCTTGTTTAGTTTTAATTGTTCCATCAGTTATTACAGAGAATGAAGGTTCTAAATAAATATCAGCATAAGGTTTACCTTGTCTTTTAAATATATTTGCCCAATCAATAGGAGGTAGAGTTACATCTTTAATCTCTTTGATAGCAGAATCTATGACAGTTTTTAAATCAGCATATTTAACATCATCAGTTTCTAAATAGTTAATTATACTTGTTCCTACAAATGTATCAGCAGGTATAGTTACTAATGAATCATCTTCATAAGCTACTAATTCAAATGAATCGTGATGAAGAATATCTAAATTCTTATTACATTCAACTTTAATAGCTCTAGATACATTCACATATTTATCATATTTAGTATCTTGTTCTACATCAGTTTCATCTTCAACAGCAGGTAATACTGATTTAACTATACATTTAGCAGATATACCAAATAGATATTCTTCAGCATCTTCTCTTGAAGTTCTCTTACCTTTAACAAATAGTTTGTATTCATCTAATTTGATTTCTTTAGCAGAAGCTTGTTTGAGTTTAGCACTATCTATGATTATGTAGCCTAATATTTCCATTGAGTAATACTCCTAGATTGATTTACTAGGAGTATTATAGCATAAATTATTCTATTTATTTCAAACCTAATTTTCGTTTATTATCTTCACTTATTTTAATTTCTTCAGCTGTTCCGTGAATGATAACATTATATTTAGGTGTTAATTGATATACACCTAATCTACCTGTTCTTTTCCTTGTATCAATATCATCAAATGAAGTATATACAGGTGTTACAGCTTCCATAGCTATTTCAACTATACATCTAGGTAATTCACATTTAACATTGAAAGGAACTAATTTAGCTAAACTAAAAAATTGATTGCTAAAGAATATAGTTTCACCATTCTTTTTATCTTTAAGATAAGATTCACTTGTAGGTGTGATAGTTACAACTAATGTCTCCATAGCTTCTTGTTTCATTTTAGTAGCTAATTCTCTTAGTTGTTGTTCTTGTGAAGTAATCTGTTTAGAAATAATTACATCAGGTGATTCAGATTTACTTTGAACTGTAACTACTTCACTAACAGGATTAGATATAACTTTAGCAGTATTTTCAGCTTGAACTATCTCTTTATTATCTTTCTTTAGTAGAAAATCAATAGCAACATCTTTAGTTAATACTTGTTCTTCTACTAAAGCATTAACAATGATATCATTCTTGTTTCTAATAGGATTTTTCTTAATTTCAGAATTAGTTCCGAAGTTAGCATAAAGCTTAATTAAGTCATTTCGTTTGAGGGATTTTAGATAATCTAACATTTTAATTCTCCAAGTAAAATATTTGCCTACTGAAAGGCATAAGTAGAATGTTACTCTACTTAACCTTAAAGTAAGCTTAATATCTACTTGAAGGCTAGATTAGGCACTTGCTAGAACATATAGAACCATTAGCCTTTCAGGGCGTTTAATGATACCTGCATAGTAGAAAGAAGCACTAAAGTAAGCATAGCTACCATAGTTATCTACTGTGTCAGTTGTTCCAGGAGCTTTAGATTTCCAAGAAATCTTATCTTTACCTTGCAAACCTACTGTTGCAAAGCTATCTTTACAAGGAATAATTACAGGGAATACATCGAAATGATTTTTACCATTTACTTCAGTATAAGAAAGTTTACCTGTATAATTAGTGTCAACTTCAGCACCTGCTCCTCTAAAGCACATAGTTTGCTCAGAAGCACAGAATCTCATATTACCAACAGAACCTACTTCACCATCCATCAAAGATGTTTGAGAAGAGTATTTTTCAACACTATTGAATACATAGTCTTTAGAATAGACTGTTGGTCCACGAGAAATGTTAACCAAATCTTGTCGAACTTGAGAACCTACGATAGCTGCATAACATTCATTGATAGTTTTAGTATCAACATTTGTTGAACCACTTAGTATCTTAGTATGTTTAGGAGCACGGAAATTAATCAAACGAGATTCTGCTTTTTGAATCAAATCCCAATTAATTTTGAAACTTTCTTCAACAGCATTTACACCTGTGATTTGGTCAACAGCACCTGTTCCAATACCTTTACCTAGAGTAGCTTTAGAAGTTGCAGCTCCAGCAAACATAACATTAGGTGTTCCTAGCATATCATATTGAACAGCATCTTCATTTAGTTGTCGAACTAAACCAGCAAGTTGTTCATAATAAGCACTCATACCATAAGTATCATCAAAAGTAATAGCTTCATCTGTAAAGTCAATAGTAGCACCAAATCGAACTAGAGAAGTTGAAATAGTTGTAGATTTCATAGAAATCTTATTACCACTTAGTTGTCCTTCAATAAGACGGAAACCATTATCTCCAATGTTACCAATTACATCTTTACCTTGTTCACCAAACATTTGTCCTGAAACATCAGCAACATCTCGTTCAGCCATAAACCCATACTTAGCAAAAGCATCAGTCCATTTTTGTCCTGTTCTATCATTCCAAGTAGCATCAGTGAATGGGAATCTGTCATAAGAGTTATAAGAAACACTTACACGAAATTCTCGTCCTGTATGCTGAGGCATATCATACCTAGAAGCAAATTGAGAAAATACTTTATTAGTAGTAGCTTGCTCAATAGCCCTTCGTTCAAGATAGAATACATTGTTATTCTGTCCTCTAGTAGCATTTACGCCATTACCATAGAAATGTGTTGCATCTCCATATTGATTTGTCAAATTCTTAGCATTATTCAAAGTAGCCATTTTATATCTCCTAATTTAAATTTTAAATGAATCCCATTTCTTTTTCAAAAGCTTCTAATTCTTCTAAAGTTATATCAGAAGCTGATTTGATAGTTTTGGGAGGTTTCTTATCTAATTTCATACCTGTATTACCTGTCATCTTTGTCTTATTACGAATATCATTTATATCTCTTTCATTAGATTGTTGCTGTTGCTGTCGCTTAGCATTCTCTACTGAATCTAAATACTTATAATATTCTTCAACACATTCAGCATAATATTCAATCATAGGTTTTTTGTTACCATCTAAGAAAGCTCTCTTATTAGCTTCAGGAGAAACAATATCAAAGATACCATTCTCAATATTACTCATAAGGACTTCTAATACTGTTGGATTCTGCTGAATACGATTCTTACTTTCTTGGTCTAAGGTATATAGATACCTTTTTAGATTCTCACTTTGTGGGTGGTCTTCTAAATCTTCAATAACCCTAGTAAGTTCATTCTGCTCTCTTCCATAAGCTAATGGTTTATATTTCTTTGATTCAGAATCATCTGTTTGAGTTAAATCATAAGCATCAATGTTAGCTTTAGATAAGAAGTTAGATATTGCTGTCTTATTACCCTTTTTCATTTCTATGAATTGATTGATATCATCTTCAGTGATACCATTCTCTTCCATAGCCGAAATTGTTCTTCGGTAAGGAGCAATCTTTTGCAATTTCTTGGTAAAGTGTAAGGCTTTAGGAGCTAGTTGTTTCAATTCATCTATAGTGAATGAATACTTCTGTCCATAAGACTTAATCTCATACCTTTGTTCTGAAGGTTTAGATTCTTCTACTGATGAATCTCCTTCAGGTTTAGATTCACCATTAGCTGTAATATCTTCTGAACCTTCTACTTTATTAGTAATAGGTTCCTTTTGATTTACATTAGCGATATTATTCCATAGTTTTTTCTCATTGTCAAGTTTTTGATTCTTTACTTCCTCTAGATTTTGGGTAGATTCATCTACTTTTTGATTAGTAGTATCATCTACTTTGTTATCTAAAGGTTCATTAGATGGTTCATTAGATGGTTCAAATAAAGGTTCATTAGCTTGTGGTGATGATGGGCTAGTATTCATTAGTTCATTGAAATGTTTATTAAACTCTTCATCTGACATATTGAATATTTGTTCTTTAGTAAATTCTTGTGCCATTATTTACCTTCCTGATTGTATTCATCTAAATAAGTTTTAGCTAATTCACCATCATTATCAATCTTTTCATCTAAGAAGTATTCTAAATTGCCTATACCAATAAGTAATTCCATAGCAATTTGTCTATCAGGATAACCTAATGTATGTGTTCCTAAATCTTTGAGTAAATCTCTTCGCTGTTTATTTATATAGAAATCTAAGAAAACTTTGAAATCAGAATTATTCTTTAGATTCTCAATAGCTTTCTTAGTAGCGATTAACTCTTCACAGAGTTCTTTACTCCAAGCTTTTCTTTGATTTGGTTGATTCATTGAAATCTCCTAGTTATATATAAAATTACAGCTTTTAGAGTCATCAGTTATTGGACTTATAGTTATTTCTTAACTTGTTGTGAAGCACTAGGTTCTTTCTGTTGAGATGGAGAGTATTTATTCATCAAAGCTTTTTGTATAGCTTGATTTCTTTTTCTTTTAGCTAAATATTCTTGGTTTTCTTTTTCTCTTTGAGCTTCTTTTTCTTTAGCTTCTCTTTCAGCTCTACTAATCATATCTTTATACATATTATTAGCTAACATAGCATCTTGACTCATTTTAGCTATCTTTTCATTAGATTCTAGTTGAGCTTGTAATTTCATCATATCAGCTTGTTCTTTCATACCTCTTTGTTGTTGTATAAAGTCTAGATTAATCTTATCAGTTTGAGCTTTAGTTTGTTCTGCTCTAGCTCCTTCATTTTGAGCTTTAGCTGATTTTAAGATACCATCTTGTTCAATTTTACCTGCATTAGCTTGTAGTTCAGCTATTTCGGCTCTTAATTTCTCAATCATTAGTTGTTGTTGAGCTACTAATAATGGGTCAGGTTGAGGTTCATAGTTTTCTATTCTAGCAGCTAATTCAGGCATTCTATGAAGTTTCATAATTTCTGACATAATCATTTTACGAATATTTGGGTCTTCATTTGGTCCAATAGTTTGAAGTAAAAATGCTAATTGATTAGTTCTAATAGCATTATCTTCATTAGTAGAAATAGATAAATCAATATCTATTTGTCCATATAAATCATCTCTTTTAATTAACTCAAAGTGTTCTCCACCTGTAACTCTAAAGATTTGTTCTGCTTCTAGTAATTCAGCAGAATATTCTAACCATTTTCTAAGTAAAGGTTTAACTAGATTTTCAGCAATAGATTTAACTATTTGTAATTTTCTTAGATTACCCCCATCTAATACACCTTTTGAATGATTATCATTTCCTAATCTATCAGTAGTTTGTTGTTGTCCAAATGTATTTACACCTGTTAATTGTGTTGATTCACTATCAATCATCTGTAAGAAATTAAATACACTAGAAGGTAATTGTCCATAACTTCCTACAAAGAAAGCATCTCCAGCATTACCATTAAATTCAAAGTTTTCCCCCTTTAACATTCTATCTCTATCAGTAGGTGTTAATGCTCCTTTTCTAACAGCTATCTGTCCATTGTTACTATTAGCCATATTATCAATAATACCACGATATATAGCTGTTTTAATGAATTGATTATCACTTAATAACTCACCATTAGGTTCACTATAAAATTCAAAAGGTTTAGGTAAGAATGGTGTTACAATAAATGGGGGTTTCTTATCAGGATAAGGATTTTCTTCACATCTAATAACAACATTATTTATCCAAGTTATTACCATAGGTGTAGTTTCTTTATCAGAATCTTTAACTTTTAAATTACCCCAATA